AGATCATCTATATCGATAGGTGAATATCCCCCACCAAAATTAGACTGTAATATTCCATTATCGAAACTCTCTTCTTCTTGCTCTGTTATCATATCGTCATCATTGTAGTTTCCGCGATTATTATAATGCCGCTCCGCTAAATTAATCGCCTTTCTATTATATGCAACTTCTTCAACTGAATCAGTCTGTGATAATACTTCTCTAAAGAAATCAGTGTATTCTTTTGGAAGAATACCAGAAGCAGCCTTTAGATCCTCCATCATTTCTTGTTTGGTTTTATTATATGGATCTTCTGCTTTTTCGTTAGGTGGTCTACTTCCTCTACGAATACCAAATTCTTCTAAATTCTTACAGTTGTAATATACGCACAAACCTATCAGATATGACATAATACTATCATCATGTTCACCCGCCGCTGCTTCAATTCGTCCATTTGGTTTACGTATGAGATTTAAAATATCCCCTACTATATTCTTTGTTATAAATATTTCACGCTGTTCAAACATCAAATTTTCCAATATTTGAAACATTATTGGTCTTGATGCTTTAGTTGTATCAAACCCCAAGGCTCTTCTTGCATTTGCTTCAGCCCTTTGAGCTCCATACTCGTCATATTTATCAACGATTTTCACATCTAGTTTTTCAGATTCATAATACAACCTATTAGCGTATTTCGTATCTAATAATCTATTAATTAATTCCCTACCTTTATTTGCCTCAATAACAATTAAAGATTTAGGACAGTTGAAATCTAAAAATTTACATATTAATTCAGTAAATTCTTTTGCTGCAATATATGGAGATTTAAATTCAGCCGCCGCTTGTAATGTATATGGATTAATTAATGTAAATGTATTGGAATCTAGCCCAAGGGCTTCTGATGTATCTATAGATAAGATGTAAACATAGTCTCTATGTAAAGTCTCATAAATATCGATACTACATAAATTAGTCGTAAAATCAAGTTGCCTGATGGGTTGTTTTATATTCCTAGATATAAATAATAATACTTCTCTTGGAAATGGTGAGAGGGAACTCCCTTTAATACGTTTCAATTCGATTTCTTTAAGAATAACATCTTCTTTGTATGATACGTATCTACATTGTGTTTCATACCATTTTACTGATTTTTTAAGCTGTTTCCATGAATGTTCAATAAACACTAAACCGTTATATGATTTAGAGTTCACAACAGCTAAAAGATCTTTTACTGATAAGTCTAAGTACTCATCTTTCCACTCTAACATACCTTTTGTTTCTTTTGTACCTTTAATAAAATCTGTTGCCGCTTTTCCATCCCTACTATCTAAATCTGCCGTGATATTCATATAAGTTCGTTATACTTATACAGTTCTTTTATGAACTTCCCTATATCTCTATAGGATACTAGACTATATCTTCATCCATTATATACTATTACCGTATTAATGGAGCCTCTTGTTTCGATTTAAAGGGATTACTTATACCTAATATCAGTATAAAACCTACCACTTGGCTCTACTCTACTCGTTTATTCACATAAGTGATTAGCCTATGTTATACTTTCGATAGTCGTTGAACTTATTTCTCTATTAATAAGAGAAACTTTGCTGCGCCGATTGACTCTATTCTACATCTTTTTACTATACCTTTGGAGTTACCCATTGCCATTATATTATCACTAATATAATTTAGTAATGTAGACCTAACGAGTTCGTCCCCGCAATTAAAGAGGAATTGGTACTATGTGTTACCACATAGCCTCCCCGTTCCACTATGAGTTAAATTTCAATTGTAATGTCTGTCTTTTTAGGTATTTTAGAAATTCTTTCGTATTTCTTTATAGCACGTTCCATCTTCCTAATGATTTTTTCATGACCCTCTCTTTTACGAATACCATATAACTTCTTCATATCTTTAAGGGTATATCCTTCGGATGCTAATTGATAGAATTCACTATCTTCAATACGAGGACCAGAGTTACCAAATTCATACTTATCACTAATGTATTTCCATGTTTTTCTACGACGAATATCTGAAATACATGAATAGATTTTCTTATTCATCGTATAATCTCTTGAGCCGATCATTACTTCTAATACATCTTGTGATGTATAGTTCTTTTCAAATAATTGACATATTTTATGAATGTCATCTTCATTAAAAATAGAGTAATCTTTATCTGCTTTAAAGAGTTTATTATTAGACATAGAATCATCAAACGTATAATCTTTTACAACATTCGTCCAGATTTTACGTTTCTTCAGATTATAGAGAATTGCATATAGGTTTGGATCATCCATATGTTGAGCAGTATTATCCCCTTTTAAAAGTCGTAATACTTCCATTACAGAACTACCACTTTCATAGTATCTACATATCAATCGAATAAAATCTTCGGTATATTTACTATTACCGTTATCACTACCCTGAATTTTTCGCAATCCGAGTTGTTCAGCTCTATGAGTATTTTCTTTTATTGTTACCCACTCAAGATTAGTATAGTGATTATTTAATTTCACTCCGTCAATATGATCTACTACTGGATAGTTATTTGGATTAGGATTGAATTCCATTGCTACCAAACGATGTGCTCCAACAGTTATTGACTTACCATTAGGTCCATTAACTGTGTAACGTCTATATCCATCTTTATCTAACGCACCTTTCAAGATATTAGATGTTACCATATTATATAATTCTCCGTCTTCTGATATAAAATAAGTATTTGGTGTAAATCTCGGTTCTGTTACTTTTCTAAAAACTTTCTCATTTAATTTTATTATATCCATTATAAACATCTCCTTTTTGTATTTGATTTTAGAGTAATGTTTATATGTATATAAATTTATATGTGTAAAAAAGACATTACAATTTCATTCATTTAACTACTTAGTGCAAACTTTCGAGGAGTTGAAATAAAAACACGTCCAAAAAGACTTCCGTTCTTTGCTGCATTTATAGAAGCAGTTGAAAATGCAAATACTGATGCATCTATAATATTAATATTATAGGGAATATAATCAAATTCATCGAATAATTGAAGTGAAGATGTTTCACCACGACCAAGCCGAGTTGCCATATCAGGACTATTTGCTTTAGGCATAACTTTGATTGTATTACCGTTTACTGGATTTCGCATTGTAGTAATATTATCAATCTCTTTAAGCATGGTACCATCATCACGAATATCTATTTTCATCTGCATAAACGCTGGCATCATATCTCTCTGACATTTTAAGCGGTAAAGATTAGTTTTAGATAACGCTGCATCTTTATTGAAGAATAAGATAGTTGAAGCGGCTGAGCCGTAGTGATAACAGTAATTAAATTTAGATATTGCATCTTGGGTTTTTCCACACTGTCTAGGTTTTGACCCATAATGTGCTATACCATGTAAAAAACACCACCACGTTGCAGCCGAATTTCTATCTAATAAGAATGGACTACCACCACCTATCTCAATAGGGGAGCCATCTTCTGGAATTCTACATATTTCTCTTAACCAATACCACGGATTAATTAAAGTTTCAAATTGAATCTTTAGTTGTAATTCCAACGGTAAAATCTCTTGAAATGGGTTAACACCAATAAGGTCCTTATCATATAACACTAAGAAGAATTTATTGTTCTTTATTCCCAATTTCTTTAAATCTACATAAACATCTAAAAACGATTGATTTCTTGTATGAAAGTCATATATCGGCTTTCTTTTTTTTATCATTGTCATTGCTGCTTTTGTCATCGAAGGTATTGAGTTTTCTAAATCTTTACTCATACCACCAGAATCAGTCGACAACGATTCGTTTACTTCTGTCATTGATGGGTCTTTATGATATATCCTGGAATCATAATCTAGGTTTAATATTGAAGACAAAGATATCACCCCCTGCGGTTTACGAATATATTTTTGTCTGACGAGAATTTAACATAATTCTCATTTCCATGCATAGTATCAATATCCTTAAATTCATGTAAACATGCTCTAGAAATTGATCTAGATGAAGCAGTATACTGGTATTTAACTCCATCAAAATACCAACTTACAATAATAATTGTATTATCTATGGGTAAGTTAATATCTAATATCTCATGCTGTAAATCATTATTTATACACAGATAATTCATGTTGTTATATGTAGCAATATATGAATTATCACTTAAATTAATTGAATTAAGATATGATGCATATTTAATAATATCTTTTCCTCTTTCTTTAATATTATGTGCAGTTATAAAGCCAAAATAAAAAGCATCCCACACACCTGCTAGAGGATTATAGTACTCCTTACTCATACCATAAATAAATGAAAGTACTTCGCTTCTAACACTAAAAGTTTTTTTCGTCATCTCATATTCATTGATTAATTGGAGATAATGTGGTAAGTCGTTCACTCTCTTCGCGAATAGTTTTGTATATAATGCACATGAAGAAGATTTATT